CTTAAAGGATACATACCAGATTTTAAGTTTATTCAAGATTTTCTTCAACAGGTTTTTGAATTTCATTCAGATGATAGAGATAATTGTGATATTTTTTTTAGTTTCCAAAGCACTTCTGGAAATAGTCATCAAGATATAGAAGATGTTTTTATAGTAGGATTAGAAGGTCAAGTAATGTACAAAATTTTTGGAGAAGTTTCAAATTATTACACAATAAAAAAAGGAGATATGATATATATACCGAAAGGAATACAACATAAGGTTATTGGACTGTCTCCTAGAATAACACTTTCTGTAGGTTTTTATGGAAGAAAATAAATTATCAGATTACATTCGTATATATGATAATGTTTTTGGTAACAAAAAAAATAAAGTATTATCGAAATTGTTAAAAAATAATCAGTTTTCTTTTCAAGAAGGTAAAGTTTTTAAGTCAAATAATGAATTAGTAACTGATAAAGAAATTAGATCTACTAAAATATTTGGATTAAGGAATCTAAACCATGATGATAATACAGTGATTCATTATGCAAATTTATTTGCATCTTGTTTCCATCATTATATGGAAAAATATTCCAAAGAAAACAATACTAATAGTCAGTCTAAAATAATAGATATTCAAATTTTAAAATACGAAGTAGGTGGTTTCTATAAATCACATGTAGATTCAGGTTTTAAAACACCAAGAACTTTAAGTTTTATTTATCTTGTAAATGATGACTATGAGGGTGGGGAATTGATTTTTAATTTACCTCAAAATAACGAGATAATAAAAATACCTCCTAAAAAAGATATATTATTAATTTGGCCTAGTAATTTTCTTTATCCTCATAAAGTAGAACCAGTTATAAAAGGAGTAAAATTTTCGGTAGTATCATGGGCATTATAGGAAAAGATTTTAAATACACTAAAGTAGATAATTTTATCGATAGTAATTTAATTAAAGTATTGGAAACATATACTAATATTAAACATAGACTTAATTTTAAAAATTTTAAAGAATTACTATCACAAAAACAATCTAATTTTGAAACTAGTTTTTATGGAGACCCAATAATGGAATCAATTTTATTAGATAAAAAATCTCATATGGAAAAACTTACTGGAAAAGAATTAATTCCAACTTATTCTTTTTGGAGAATGTACACAAAGTATGGGGACTTACCTTTACATACAGATAGAGAATCCTGTGAAATATCTGTTACTTTTAATATATCAAGCGAGGGAGAAGATTGGCCTATTTTTATGAAAGGTAATCCTATATATACTAAACCTGGAGAAGCTGTGATATATTTAGGTAGAAAAGTGCCACATAAAAGAAAAGAATTTAAAGGTAATTATTGTACTCAATGTTTTTTACATTATGTTGATAAAAATGGTCCATACAGTGATTTTGCAAAAGATAAAAGACAAGCTTACGGATTAGAAAAATGAAATTTTATCAAAAAGAAAACGGAGAATGTGATTTAATATTTGAAGATAGAGAAATAGAAATTATTAAAAATAAAAAAAAATTAATTTTTACTACTGAAGCACTAAGACATTTTGGTAATAATTTAGTGAAAATAGTAGCAGATTGGAATACTAAATTTAATAAAGATATTCAAAACAAAAGTTCAAACTTAAATAAAGTTGATGTAAAAGATGATATATAATTGTGAAAATAATTTTATAAGTAATCTAGATAATAGAGAACTATCTATTATTTTACAAAAAAATCTTCCATGGTTTTTATCTGAAAACAAAAATTTATTATATCATGTTCTTGTTTTTAATAATGAACCTATAAGCACTTTTTATAGTTTATTAGAACCTTTTCAAAAAAAAGTTAATAAAGAAATTAATGAGGCTACTTTTTTTATGCTCTTACCTAACTCTGAACACAAAAAAATAATTGATGACTCAAACAACAAATATGAAGAAAGTAAATTTATGAAATTAATTTATCATGTAGATAGTTCGGATGGATATACTGAAATTTTTGCTAAAGACAAAATAAACTACACACAAAATAGTTCTATATTAATAGATAATCAATTAAACACAGCTGAATTTAATCCAATTAAATCTAATTTTAGTTTAATACTAAAAGTGTTATTTAACAAATAACCTGAGTGTAAATACTACCAGTTTTTTTTCTGAAACATATTAAATGCAATAGCAAATTTAGAACCCTCATCCATTTTTCTATAACACCCATGATTTAAAAAACCACTAAATAGAGCAAAAGTTCCTGGTTCTGGTTTTACTTTTTGTTTTAATTGTGGAAAATGTAATTCTTGGCTACAACTATTTAAATATATTACTCCTGACCAATCACATGAATGTTCATGAAACACGGTGTGATCAAACTGACGTAGTTCTATACCCCAGGCCTCATGTAAAACATATGGTCTTAAATCAAAATTTTTATCAACGTATTCTGAAAGTGTAAGTAAAACCTTCATAAAATTTATATCATTATTTAAAAATGACCAACTTGTTTTTAATCCTTTTACATTTGATACATAATTATATTCTGTAGTTTTTTTACATTCCTCTTTAATTTTGTTTATAAAATAATTACAGTCTAAATCTATTTTACCTTGTATAAAAAAACAGGGTACTTTAATTTTTTTATCAAAATGTTTTTCAATAATCACAATTATCTCTTCTTTTTTCTGTATATTGACTCTTTCATTTTTATTTATTTAATATATAGTATAAATTAGATATTTTAAAGGATTTAATATGCTACAAAAGATAGGTTTCCAACCAGGTATAAATAAACAAATTTCAGAAACTACAGCTGAAGGTCAGTGGGTAGACTGCGATAATGTTAGATTTAGATACGGAACACCTGAAAAAATAGGTGGTTGGAAGCAATTAGGTACAGATAGTTTAACAGGAGCCGCAAGAGGTCTTCATCATTTTGTAAATAGTCTAGGTAGAAAGTATGCTATTATAGGGACTAACTCTATTTTATATGCTTATTCAGGTGGTGTGTTTTATGACATACATCCTATCAAATCAACAACCACACTTACAAATGCTTTTAGCACGACCAATGGATCACCAACTGTTACTATAACTTACCCTTCAGCACACAACATTCAAGAAGATGATATTATTCTTTTAGATAATTTTACAGCTATAACTAATTCAAATTTTAGTGCATCTGACTTTGATGACAAAAAATTTATGGTGACAAGTGTGCCATCGACTACAACTTTAACTATTACAATGCCTTCTAATGAAACAGGTAGTGGTGCAACAACATCTGGTGGTATTAGAGTTCAACATTACTATCACATTGGACCAGCAGTACAGGCAAAAGGTTTTGGTTATGGGTTAGGGTCTTGGGGTGGAGAAGATGCAGGAGCAGTAACAACGACTTTAGACGGTGCGATCAATGCTGCAGTTACTAGTATTACAGTAGCTGACGCTTCACAATTACCGGACTCAGGAACTAATTTTATTATAATAGACTCTGAAGAAATATCTTATACCGGTATCAGCACTAATACTTTAACAGGGTGTACAAGAGGTGTGGCAGGAACAACAGCAGCTTCTCATAGTGATGGTGCAACAGTTACAAACTCAACTGACTATGTTGCGTGGGGCGAAGCAGCATCAGGAGATTTAGTCATTGAACCTGGTATGTGGTCTATAGATAATTTTGGAGATAAAGCTATTTGTTTAATACACAACAGTGCGTGTTTCGAATGGGACTCTTCATTATCAAACGCAACAACAACAAGAGCAACTGTTATATCTGGAGCACCAACAGCATCACGTCACATGGTTGTATCCACTCCTGATAGACACTTAGTATTTTACGGAACAGAAACAACGTTAGGTGACCCTTTAACACAAGATGATATGTTTATAAGATTCTCGGACCAAGAAGATATTAACACTTATATACCTACAGCAACCAATACAGCTGGTACACAAAGACTGGCCGACGGATCACGGATCATGGGAGCCATAAGAGGTCGTGATGCACTTTATGTTTGGACGGATACAGCATTGTTCACTCAACGTTTTGTTGGACAACCTTTTACTTTTGCATTTGCACAGGTTGGAACTAACTGCGGACTTGTAGGACAGAACGCATGTGTTGAAGTTGATGGCGCTGCTTATTGGATGTCAGAGAATGGGTTCTTTCGATTTGCTGGTAGATTAGAATCATTACCTTGTTTAGTAGAAGATTATGTTTACGATGATATAAACTTAACATCTGGAAACCAAATGATTTCTGCAGGATTAAATAATTTGTTTGGTGAAGTAATATGGTTTTACCCAACGTCTTCATCATCAGTTGTAAACAGAATGGTTTCATATAATTATTTTGATTCATCACCACAAAGACCTGTATGGACAAACGGTTCTTTATCTAGAACCATGTGGAGAGATTCAGCTATATTTGGAACTCCACATGCAACAGAGTATGATGCAGGTACAGATACATCGTTTGATGTTGTTGGAAATACAGAAGGTATAACAATTTATTATGAACACGAAATAGGTACTGATCAAAATAAGAATGGAACAATAACTGCAATTACTGCAAATATTTCATCTGGAGATTATGACATTACACAATCAAGATCGTCTACCGGTCAGCAAACAGGGGTTGCAACATTTAAAGGAGACGGTGAATTTCTTATGAAGATAAGAAGATTTGTACCAGATTTTATAAGTCAAACAGGAGCAACTAGAGTTACTTTACAATTAAAAAATTATCCAAATAGTTCACAATCAGGTTCACCGTTAGGTCCATTTGATGTTACTTCATCAACTACAAAAGTAGACACACGTGCAAGAGCAAGAGCCGTGGCTATGAAAATAGAAAATACAGCAGTAAGTCAAAGCTGGAAACTAGGTACTTTTAGATTAGATGTACAACCAGACGGAAGAAGATAATGGCAAAAATTGTACAAGTAATTACTAGACCTGAATTAGAATACAACATACAAGTAGCAGAAGCTCAAGTAAGAGACCTTGATGCTATTGTAGAAAAATTAAACTCAACGTTTCAAGAAGAATTAAAAGATGAAATTGAAGCATTTAACTTTTTTGTAAACTAATGGCTAATCAATATAAATTTGTAGGTATAGATAACAGCACATCAGGATCGGCTTTGGTTCCTTTAGGATCTGGTAATCCTTTAGTTAGTGAGACTTATGTCATTAAGTCTATATTAGTTACATCAGCGGGCACACCCACTGTTACAGTTATAAACAACAGCATTACAGCTATAAAATCAGCAGCTTTAACTGCTAATGTTACAACAGAATTATTAACTCAACCTTTAGTGGTTGAAGGTGGAGATAGTTTTACAATACAATCGAGTTCTTCTGACTCATTTGATGTGGCTATTAGCTATCTAAATATTAAGAAGGAGGTAACGTCATAATGGAAGTATTAAAACCAGCAAAAGTAGAAACAACGTATAGACACAAGGAAACTGGAGAGCTTTTTAAGGAAAGAAAAGACTGGGAAGCTAAAGGTTATAAGAATGAGGACATGGCGCAAGACGTAAATGTTATTATGCCAAGTCTTGATTTATTTAGTAAAACAAAATAAGATAGTATAATGGCCATAACAAACGCACAGCAATACAAACAACTCGTAAACCCACCGATGGAAGGTAAAAAAAGACCTGGATATCGTGGTGATGATGCTGCAAGATCTAGTGAA